TATCTAACTCTCCTCCTTCAACATCAATCTTGATATATTCAGGAACACCATACTCTTCTATGAGTTGGTCAAGCGTAGTACTTTGAATTGTAGAAGCAGGTGTCCAAATAACTGCCTTAGGTGGTAGATTTTTACTACCTACGGCAAATCGTGATACTTCCATAAATTCTTGTGATGTAGTAGAGCAACCATTGTCAAATGGAGCCGCATAAAAAGAAACTTCTCCTACCTCAGAAGATACTGCTTTCTTAATCAGTGTGAAATTTTCTTTATCACTATGAATAGAAGTGAGAGCGAGATTTGGTTCTACTGCTACTATTACAGTATCGTCGCCAAATTTATCAAACGATGCGGTAGTAAATTCGCCTTTGTTGTAACCGATGTCGAATATTTTCATTTGTTTTTAAATACCGTGAACTCTCTTAAGTCTCGGTAACCTCCTTCTTCAATTAGGTCTGGTACATTTTCTGGATAGTTTTGCATTAGTGCTAAACCGTGTGAGGCTTGTTGGGGTGTCATATACATATTCCAACCCAGAACCTTGATGTCATCTTCTTTGTATGGTACTGCGTTTCGACCTTCGTACCTAGCAACCCGAAGCCAGTCTGCTACTTCTTTGTTGTCGGTCAGAATCATTCCACCCTTACCAATCTTCAGGTGTTTCTTGATATGAAAAGACAAGCACATATGTGTGCCTGGGACATACATTTCTGAAGTAAATCTCTTTGCGGCATCGTAGATTGGATAAGGTTTGAGTTGATAGATTCCTTCCCATTCCTCATCCGTAAACTTTACACTCGCACCCGAATGAATAATAGACATCGGAACAGAGAGATAAGTTTTTGCAGGTATGGATACTTCGAAGGCGTGAACTGCCTTGCAACATAAAAACAAAGCATCAGTGCAAGAGGTGACAGCAACAGCATATGGCGCACCAGTATACTCTGCTACAGTTTCTTCGAACATCTGTACTATCTTGTAGGGATTGTGTTTCATTTTTCCATTAACCAATACTTCACTTTAAAACCACAACTTTCAAATAACGCTCTGCTTGCTTCATTTTCAATCTTCACCTTAGCAAATGAATTGGGAAAACGAACCATTAATTCTTGTATGAGTGCCTTCCCGACTCCTTTCTTGTGGTAATCTGGATGCACACAAACGCGAATGTCTCTATCCAATGAACCTGCAAAACCAGCAGGTTCTCCATTATACAGTGCAACAACGTACTTGTCACTATATTTACTCATATATTTATTCTGTTCTTCGGGACTTATGTCTGACTTAATTCTTTGCTTTATAAATCCCGCTTGAACTCTCGGGTCACTTCGGAGTACTCTTATGAAATCATAATATTCAGGCGAATTGTCTACTACTTCTACCACGTTTCTTTCCTTTCAAGATACTCAGACATATCCCACATACCTCTTTGCTTTACTCCTGCCCAAGCGGACAAATAGCCTCGGTCTATACCGAGAGATAGGTCGGGGTTTAATGCAGAACCTAAATCAAGGTATGTGTTGTTTGGTGCAATTTCGTGTAGTTTATGAATACAGATATTTCCTAGACTACTGGCACAGAACAAAAACAACTTACCCTCTGGTTTTGTTTCTGCTGTGTATTCTAGAATTTTTTGAATCTTGTCATCGTCGTTTATGATACAGTTCGAACCAACTCTGAAGTCTTTGATGATATTATCAAACTCATCTAACTTTGCGTTCTCGTTACACATTATGATGGTTTCATATTCTTCTAGTACTGGTAAGACTTCCATTCTGAATTCATTGTAGTTTGAATTTATGAATAGATTGGCGAAAGTAGTATTATCAATATCAGAACCACTATGCTTAATCATCCAATCTCTCGGATTGATACCCTCAAGAATATTTGCATCTGAGCCAGTTGTAATTCCTATGTGATAGTTTTTAGACTTGTAGCGAAACGCATCCCACAGTTTGGTACTATGAAACTTGTGTAGTTCAGCATCAAAGTTTTTTTGGTCTTCGGGATTTTTGTATCCGTGTGAAGTGGGACTCAGTGAGTAAGATTTATTTTCAAGAATCCACAACTCCCCATCCGCCCATCTGCTAAACGCAAATGGTTCGTGGTTCTCTAGCATCGAAAGATACTTCTGGAACTCTTCTTTGAAATCTTTCATCACGCCTCCAGTAGTTTGAAGCCATCATCAACTGCTCTAGCAAGACACACACCCATCAATTGACCACCAGTAAATGGCTGTCCGTCATTTCCCTTGAATTGTGTCATTGAAATTCCTTCTTGACTGTGACCATACTCGTTTCCCTTTGTACTTCCCCATAGTTCTTTGTTGTCTTTGGGGTGTGGAGGAACATAGGTTCCGAAGTCTGTATACTTCTGAATCATATGAGAGAAGTGAATGTCTTCTCCTACGATGGGAGGTATGTCTGTATGTCGGAGTTCTCGAAACAACACAGAAAGAAGTTCTCTGGGAAACACCCAAGAGTGTCCTACGATATCAACTTGTGTGGTTTCTTCGTTTGGTTCGCACCATCCGACTCTACGAAGTTTTTGCCAAGAGTAATGTTTATCTCCAAAGAGAACTCCGACAGTACCCATTAGGCCTGGATGTGTGTCCATAGTCTTTATGCAATTTTCTATCCACTCAGGACCTGGAATTGTATCATCATCCAAAACACAAACATAATCTGCGGTTGAATTTAAAGCATAGGCAAATCTAGACCATACGCCAAGATTGTGATTACAATTCGCAAAGATTAATTCCTTTTGAATCTCTTCTGGTACTTCTTGTTCGCTTTCATTTCTCCAAGCAAATATATTACCCACATCCACAGATTGTGACTTTACTGATTCAATCTGCTCGGAAAGCCATCTAGTTCTTCGAAAACAATTTAATACAACATCAACCTTCGCCATAAGTCATTCCCATCTTACCGTCTAGTGTATATGTGCTTCCCCAATATTGGTCAGAGTAACTGGATTCATTTTTGAAATGAGTCTCCATACCACTATAGTGCTTGGGAAGGAAGTAGTGACTAGGATAGATTCTTATTTTATTATACTGTGTTCTTTGTACTGTGTCTGTCAGTAGTTTAGGACCAGTAATCTGCCAAGCAGTTAGGTTTGGAGCATTCTCCAATACCTCTGCGGGAATCATTGAGATTCTTGCTATGAGATGACCCATCAGTTCGTTATCTTTACAAGCCGCAAGATAACCATTGCACATCAACCCTGTTCGAATGTATTCGTTTTCCCAACAACAAAATGAGTCATTGTCTACGAAAAAATCGTCCAAAGTCTTAGTACAGATTCCATCCGCGTCCATAAAGAATCCGCCATAATTCTTAAGCAATTCATACCGAAGTATGTCTGCCTTACCAGCGAGTTCTTTCATTGCATCGAATTGTATTTGATTTGTCATCTCTGGAAGATTGTCATCTGTCCAAAGCATATATTCCCAGTCAGGATTCATATCCTGCCAGGTTTGCATCATTTCTGTTGGTCGTTTGCTCTGGTCACCAATCCAGATTTGGTGAATAATCTTGGGTATCATAATATAAAACTCGCTTAATCATTTCTTCTTTCCTATATGGTATTTAGGACACAGTTCCCAGTCACCCTTTTCCCTATAGGGAAGAATCTTAATTTTATTAATTGGTGTAAGAGGTTCTTCTGATTTCTCTGGCTTTACTACTTCCAGCAATTCCCACTCTTCTAATAGATTGGTGATTGTGTTTCTCCTACCGATATCTTCGTCCGATAGGTTTGTTGGTAGTCCGTCGAGAGCAAAAAGTTCTTTAAAGTGGACGATGTAATACTTGCCTCTTTTGTGTAGAATGTGACAAGATTGGTATAGTTTATTTTCTTTGCGGGAGGAAACACCTATTCGTGTGAGGGTTTCTTTCACCTTTAAAAAGTCATCGTCTTTGGCGAGTGTGACTTCAAGTAAGTCATCCACTGTAATTTCAATATATCTTTCTTCCATATTGTGTCTCCATTATTTAAGGCCATAACACGGAAGTATTTATATATTTTCACTTTTTGCCGCCCGTAAACATCTCCTTTCTCATACCCTCGATGTCTTCGTTCTTCAGGAGAGACATCACTTCTTTAGTCTTTCTATCCGAATAACCAAAGTATTCTTTGACTGTTTCAAAGTCCTCTGGTTTCACATCTTTGAGCCACTTACTGAAACGCTTTCGTTTACGAGTAGAATTCAGAAGGAAATCATAGTGCATCTTCTTATCTACACCACACCAGAAGTTAACCTCATTCACCTGCATAATTGTATCAGGAAAATAGGATAAACACCGATTGACGATGAATGGAGTATACTTCTTCTCCACCATTTCGTCTTCGGTGTCCAGTAGGTTTTCCTTCGAATAGTTTATCGAAGTTAGATAATCACCTAGTTTCATCCTATCTCTGTATCCTTATCGACAATTGCGACAATTTGAGATGGCTTTACGAGACGAATACCAGAGTATTCTCCCCAACCTTCTTGTTTATTATACATCACGAAGTCACCGACTGCAAAGTCTACTTCAACTTCTTTTCCATCTACAATTTCAGGGTGTCCGATTGACAGCACCTGAGCCTTTCCGTAGATTGCGTTTTCTTTCTGGGTATAGATAATTCCGCCAGTCTCCGACTCACAGTCCTTACCAATATGTCTCAGTGCAATCTTTCCTCTGCTTGGTCTAAATCCGCTCATTTAAATTCACACTCCATCATTAGTTGTACAAGACAAGCCGTTGTATTAATTTCATTGTCTGCTACGAATGCATCCTTGTATTGGTATTCTGCAAGAATCAGAATCGCGGTCGGAATAGACTGTGGTTTCAGATACTCATAGAACCCATCATAGAGGCTTCGAAACAGACGAGTCGTATCGTTATCGAGATTCTGAACTACCCACTTACGAACTTCGGTGAAGTTCTTTTCCTTCATCGAAGTAATCAAGTCCTTGGTACAGACTTCGCCAATCTGTGTAAGAATACCAGTATCAATGGTTCCCGCAACAGAATATCGTTGCAACTCATTCAGGATACGACGAAAGTCTGGAAAGTGCTTGAGAATCAATTCTGCGAGTACCTTCTCGTCATAACCAATTGCTTCGTTGTCAAGAATAACCTTACATCTATCAAGAAACGCAGAAGCAAGTTTTGGCTTAGACTTGTTCGGGATTCTAAACTCGATACAAGTACAGCGAGAATGAATTGGTTCGATGATGCGATTCTTGAAGTTGCAGGTCAAAATAAACCTACAGTTGTTCGAGAACTCTTCGATGAAACCACGAAGTGCAGGTTGCATACTCTGTGCGTTTGCATAATCAAATTCGTCAAGGATGACAATCTTTTTGCCACCAGAGATTGAAATCGAACTAGCAAAACTTCGAATCTTAGTTCGGAGTGTGTCGATGTTTCCATCTTCCGAACAGTTTATCATAATATAGTCAGAGTCTAACTCGTTGCAAAGTGCCTTTGCAATTGTGGTTTTACCACAACCTGCTCCTCCTGACAGGAGAAGATTTTGCGCCTCACCAGATTCCATCATCTGTCTAAAAGTTGTCTTGATGGTATCTGGAAGAATGCAATCATCAATACACTGTGGACGATACTTCTCTACCCACAGATAATTTTTTGTAAGGGTTTCTGGCATCATCCGTTATACTTCGAATCCGTTTCTAGAGCAATCCAATACACAACATCAGTACCAATAAACTGACTGATGTTCTGTTTACTAATGTTCACGGTGTAGTCTCCCTCAATCATCTTGAGGTTTTCTACCTTGAAGTAGAAACAAAAATCGTGTCCACCTGCATCATCACCAAGGTCGATGGTGTAGCAATTGCTAGTTACATCATTCTTGTCCAGAACTGCAAGTTCCAGTGTGTCACCGTTTGTTCGGACTGCGAGGTCGGAAACCTGAAGAACCGAAGATGCTTTTTGAATCTCTGCAAAGTGCTTGTGCTTCAGGGTAAACGATACCTCTGAATCTGGCATAGTAATTTGCTTGGTCGGAACTGACAGCAAAGAAGGTTCGCTGTAAAAGTATTCCACCGAAGCACCACCGCCATAGATGGTAACGGACTTCTCATCGAAAGCAAACTCAGGCTTATCGAAGAGAGAAACCACACCAAGGAACTTGTTCAAGTCCCAGATACCAAACTCAGTATCGAATGTTTCTTCTACATTCGCCACAGACATAACATTCTTGACTGGCGAGATAGTTGAAAGTTCGTTTCCTGGCTTTACCAGAATGTTTGAGTTGATTGAAGCGTAGTTCTTCAATAGATTCAGTGTCTTGGAGGACATCTTCATCTTTGTCATAGTTGTCATAATAAAATCTCCATATTGTTTGCTTTAGTATACCACACTATTGTGCGGTGTCAACTACCACTTTTCGAAATTATCGATGTACTCACCACCGAATTTCCCATCCTTCACCTCACGGATGTATCGTTTTTCGTCTCTTCGTTTATCGCCTCTTTTTCTCTTTCCCTTCCTGAAAGACTTATCTAGGTCGGAAACATCCTCCCTAAATTCTTGAGGGTTGCTGTTATTCTTCTTTTTCCTAGGCATCAAAATTCCTCTATGGACTCCATAAGATTTTTAAGTTTGTGTTTGATAAAATAATTGAAAAGTCTGTTTCTCTTGCCAACAATAGGCTCGTTCCACGCTTCTTCAATTTTGGTATTAATCCAATCGGGAATTTTATCCAAGTCAACCAGTGTTTGATTTCTCTTCCAGTTTTCCTCGTATCCCTTTGGTAGTTCGCCGAAAGCCAAGTCTTCTGTGACTGACTTGATTACGCTCTTGGTAATTGGTCTTTGTCTCTTCTCTTCATTCATCAGAGTATCATCATCAGAAAGAATGTTAGGAATACCGTCCGAAGAATCTCCTCGGATAATATGCTCAATCAAAAATTCCTTTGGATTGCCACATACCATATTACCCTTCTTCTTTGGACTGTACTGCTTCACTCCGCTGTAACGCTGAAGTTGCTGAAAGTCCTTATCCGAAGAGATAATCATTACGCCTTCTTGATGATACTTCTTTGTAAGGTATGCAATGATATCATCTGCCTCTGCACGGGCGACTCTCATTACCTTGTATGGAAAGTTCTTTTCTAGTTCGTTACGAACTGTAGCGACGATGTTCCAGAGATTTGACCAAAGTTCCTTGTCTTCGTTCTGCTTGACCTTTCGGGTTCCCTTGTAATGGGGGAACTCTTCTTTACGCCAATAATCACCAGAATCGAAAACGAGAATCATATCCCCGTACTTCTTTTCGAACTAGTT